CCGAAACGTATACAGGAGAACGCGATGCCCAAGAAGAAGCCCGCACCCAAGACGCTCACCATCACCCCCGAACTGCACGAACGGGCCTGCCAGTTCCTCGCTGACATCATCCTCGATCGGTGTAACAGCATTGGGTTCCGCAACCAGGAATCGGAGGCGCTGCGCGTGAAGTTCGGCCTGCCTCCGAACCCAGCCCACGACATCCAGGAAGCCGCAGCGCAGATTGCCCTCTGGATCTCCCGGCAACTCGCCACCGGCAAGCTCCGACCCCCCACTGCATAACTTCGACAGGAGCCCAATATGGGAATGTTCGACAGCGTCCGATGCCTCTACCCCCTTCCGTTAGCCGGGGCGAACGATCGGACCTACCAGACCAAGGACACCCCCGCGCAATTCTGCGACAACTACGAGATCCGGGAAGACGGAACGCTCTGGCATCAAGCCTATGACCTCGTGGAGGAAGACTGGAGCCCCAAAAATAGGCGATGGGAACCAGTGGAAGACTTCACGGGAGAGGTCCGATTTTACGACTTTCAAAGAGCATGGAACGACGGCGATGGATGCGACGGCTGGATTGAATGGTCCGCCTACTTCGAGAATGGCAAGATCGCCCGTCTCAATCTCATCGAGAACCGCTAACCATGACCACCGACCGCGTATCCTACAAGCCCCGCGCTGCCCGCTCGGCTGGGGTTTCGAGCGGGGCGGGGGTTTCTTTGGGGCGCTTGCCCATCTACTTCGCTACCCAACCCGTATTTCCTGTTCCGCTTTCCTTCACGTATAGCGTTGTCCCAGCCCCACCATTACCCCTCAGTGCAATTGATCCAACCGGAGCCGTAATGGCCCCCTCTGGAGTATTCCAACAAGCGCGGACAAGAATATTTGCAGCCGTAGCCCCATCATCTACCGAGAGCAAAAGCCCACGCTGGTAACTGTCTACCTGGAAGAACGGATTAGCCACGCCTTCCTTTTGCACTTCAAGGTTGTGGGCATAGTTGCCAGAAACAAATTTATGGTTCCCAAAGTGGTATCCATGATTGTCCAATTTCATGTAATTAATAAGCCCCGTTGTCGCTCCGGTCTCATCTTCGATCCATGGACCGGCATCCGTAAGCGTCGATCCAGCAGCATCGGTGACAAAAATAAGGCCAGGACCGGCCTTAACCAATCTGAACGGAGCGATTGAACTACTTATGTTCTTGTATGAACTCGCTTGCCCAAAGGGACTATCGAGCAACAGAGTGCCAGCAGCACAGATCACAGCGCGATCCACATTCCCCGCCGCACCATTGCTGTAATGGTGGAGGCGTGTAAATCGGTTGGTAACGCCAATGGCATTCTGGTAGACATGCGCCTCCACCGGACCTTCTGCCCAAACGTCAATAAATTCGTTCGGCATGGTTGATCCGGTGTTGAGAATTTCAATGTTGTATCCTACGTTGTCGCCACCTGAATAATAGTTATTTTCATAGGCACCACCTCTAATCGTGTTGCCGTTGGCGAAGGCATCTAATCTGATCCCGGCCCCGTCATTTCGGTTACTGTGGCACATAACCAGATCGCAATTATTGGTTGCATAGCTATTGGGAGTGCCGTCTAGCCACGAAACAACACCTCCACCCAGAATAAACCCAGGACCAACATTTAAGGCGCAGTCTACCTGTTCTAAAGTGCAGGAGAGCGCTTGCCTGAGCCGGACCCCAGCCGCGCCGCAGTTCTGAATGTAGACGTTACGAACTGTGCAATTTAGGGGTCGGAGGAGATCAATTCCATACTGCGCCGCACTAGTTCTGGATCCATACAGGGCTATATTTTCAATGGTTGATCCCATGGCGTTATAAACCGCCCCAAGGCTGTTCCGAATTAGCGTCTTGTCTGTGGTTAAGTTGCGAATTACCGCTGCTGTTTTCCCGTCGCAAACCATCGACACGCCTGGAGCGATTACAAGGGTGTCATCGATGTCGCTGATTCCACTGGGCAAATAAAACGTTGCACCGCCCGCTTCCTGGCTGTCCGGGTTGGAATTGGTGATGACTTTCGTTGCGGCATAATTGAGCGCGGCCTGAATATCGGCGTAAGGACTCGCGGATCGCACCTCAAGATGGCGACTATTAACCTCATCCTGAGTTGTCGCTACGGCCCCCGCGAAGGCCGACTTGACGCCCATGAGAGCATCGCCCTTGGCTGGGTCCGTGGTGGACGCGAGATCGGCGGATTGGTTCGCCCCAGTGTTGGGAACCATGGCCACGTTTCCCAGCGCATCGATGCCCACAGCATAACCAGGGAGTATCGTCACTAGGTTTGACGTTCCGGTGAAGGTGGCCGGGAGTGTGATCGCCCGGTTGGATTCCTCCGTCTGCTGCTGAATCTGCATCGTCGCCCGGTCGTAGGCATCTTCGTGCCGTTCGGCGAAGAAATCCCGCTGGTTGCGGAAGCTGGTTAACTGGGTCAAGGGGATATTGCGCCGGATGACCAGCGTTTCCCCAGCGGTACCAGCTGACACTAGGACCACATTCCCGCCGATGTCCGTGCCCGCGCCGGTCACGCTGTAATCCGTGGTCAAGGTCAGCGTGGTTTCGATCCCGGCAATGGATTTCTTCTTTACCTCCAGATCGGTAGCCGAGAAGATTTTGAAATCGTAGGGATAGGTCAGGACCACCCCGTCTAATACGTAGTCCTTGCGCGTGATAGTGCTCGTTACAGTCATGTTGGGCTCCGGGGGGCCGGGGTAACCGGCAAAGGAGTGGGGTTATTTTACTTTTTCGGCTTTCCTAAAATTGCATTCTTGACGAGTTGAGCGGCATTGTCCGGGTTCTCTTCACCCTGGGAAACCTTGTAGAGATACTTTGAGGTCTGCATGAGCTGGGACGTGCCAGGGACACCCCAGAGGGTGCCGACTGCATCAAGCCCTTGGAAGGCGACATCCACGGGATCCTTCTCACCCTCGATCATCTTGCCGGTGGAGTGAATGGCCCGCCCCGCCTTGGCGATAGCTTCCGCCACGGGGGTGAACTTGTAGTCATATCCGCTCTCCAGGCTGGACGAGACATCCCGGATGATTGGTAGGGTGTTGAAGAAGCACAGACCAGCCTTCCACGCCAGCCACTTGGCCTTGTCCTCATCGTCATCGGGCACCCTGCCCTTGATGATGTCGGCGATGATCGCAGGCATGAGCACGGCGAAGAGCATCCGAGCCGCCCACTTGGGGGTATCCTTCACGCCACCCTTTTTGTAGTTCCGGCCAGCGTCCTGCATGATCCCGTAGGTCGCGAAGGAGTCACCCGCATACATGGTCAGCAACTTCTCTAGCGCCCCGCCCTTCTGGATGGGGGTCAGATCCTTGGGAGATCCGGCCTGGAGGACCAGTCGCACGGTTCGATCTGCTTCCGCGATGGCTTCCGTCTCGTCAGATCCAGCCGATAGAGCTTGCCGGTAGGCCCCGACCCAAGTGATGGTCGAGGTGATCGCATCCGCATAGCTCAGACCATGGGCTCCGAACTCCGCTACCCGCTTCTTGATGGGCTGATCTCCAAAGCCCTTCTGGAGAACCACCCGCATGTCACGGTCAAACGATCCGGGCCGGTGCCTCATCTCGCCCGACTTCTCGCGCATCTCGTCTACCAGTTCGTTGTGGCCGAGCCGCTGAGCAGCGGTGAACGAGGCGAAGGCTTCCGCCATGAAGCGAGGCTTGACGCGATCCATGGCCCTAACTAGATCAGTAGCCTGGACGATTACCGAGGACAGCCGGAAAGCCAGAGTGGCCGTGATGAGGTTCGACCGCACGGCCATGATTCCAGCCGAGAACTCTTCGAGGCCCTGGGTGCCTGCCCCGTTCCGATCGTTCACGACCGACTTGAGCCACGGGAGGAACTGCTTTTGCTGGGCTTCCCCGATGGTTTCGTTCAGGGTGTCCCGGATGTCCTGGGACGTGATGAGGCTGTAGATGTCCGTCACCGCTTCCCGGTGGGTCACATCCTTGATCACCTGGGAGAGATGCCGGGTCAGGGTATGCTCGAAGTTCAGGAGGATCGGTGCCGAGAACTGCACCCGCGACTTGGTGAACCCGTGGGGGGTGTTCGGTCGGCTGAATCCCTTGTCGGTCAGTTCGTTGACATTGCCCTCGATCTGCTTGGCGCCCTGGGGGGAGCGGGAGGGATCGTAGACGATGGGGAAGTACCCGCCGTCCATCATGTGCTGGGAGCCATCCTTGAGCGTGACCATGAAAGGACGGGCATCCACCTTCTCGGGAGAGAGGCCGGTCATCTTGAACTCCAGCGCCTCAATGGAAGGCCAAAGCGCGTTGATGGTTTTCCATGTCGTGTTGACAAACTCCAGATCGCCGGGGGTCAGATTGCCCAAGGCATCCCCAACCATGCCGATAGCCTGGGGGGAGGTCCAGCCGTAGCCCTCAAGGAGCTTCTCCTGGTTCTGGTCGTTGCCCATGTTCATCAGCAGGGTGATCGCCTGCCGACGGTTCAAGGGCCGGTCCATGCCGGGGAGGGTCACGCCCACGGAGTCCGTCATGGAGAGCCGGTGCTTGGGGTCCATCTTCTCGAAAGCCTCGATGAACTTCTGGGTGATCGCCGTGTTCAGATCAAACTCATTGATCTCGGCCTTGGCAATCCGGTTGAAGATATAGCTCCTCCAAGGGCCATCGATCTTCCCGCCATCCAGCCAGTCAATCACCCGTTCCATCTTGGTGAACATGGCAGACTTGCCCTTGAGCCACTTGGACGCAGATTCCTTCAGGGTCAGATCCGAGCCAGAGAATGGCAGGGGCTTGGCCTTGAAGTTCAGCAGGGCCGAAGCGATCATTTCCGACTTGGCCTCGTCCTTGGCAACATGCTTCCCGTCGATGTCCATGTCGAGCTGGCGATAGGCGATGGTCTGAATATTCTTGAGCGCATCCCGCACGGCCCGCAGTTCCGACATGGGCACCTCGCGGTAATTGATCCGCCGCGCCTCGTTCAGAATGGCAGGGTCGATCATGACCGCTTCGCCGTTGGCCTCCTGCTCCCGAACGAATTCCAGGAGGGTCTGCCGAGCGTCCAGCGCCTTGTTGGTTTCCTTGGAGAACTGGTAGCGATCCAGCAGGGCGTTGACCTGACTCTTGAATGTATTCTTGGGGTTGCCATCCTTATCCAAACCACCAGCCAGCCCGAGTTTCCCTTGGGCGGTATCAGATTCCAGGGACCGGGCGTAGTCGTAAATCTTCCCGGCCTCCTCCTGCCCCTTCTTCGCCTCCCGATACAGGAAGTGATTCAGCATCTCCCGCGTCTTGGCCTTGACCGCTCCCTCGTAATCCTTCTTCTTCGTGAGCTTGTCGGCTTCCTTGCGGTATTTGAGTTCGGCCAGCTCATATTTGTGGGGCTCCATCTGCCGTAGGGTCATGCCGCTGATCATTTGCCGCGCCTGTCCACGGAACGTGGACACGCCGGGAATCTGAACATCCGCCGCCTTCTGCGCGGCCTTGTCCTGGCCCTCCTTGGCCTTGCCGACCTTCTCGGCAATCCGCTGGAGCCGCTTCATCGCACGCAGTTCCATGGCAAGCACATCGGCCTGCTTGTCGTTGTGCAGCGCTTCCACTGCCTTATCAGCAATGGTGCCGTCCAGCGTGACATCCCCGTAACGGGCAAACATGATCTCATCCGTCAGGGTGTCGATCAGATCCTTCCGGGTGGGCGCATCCTTGAGCGCCTGATACAGTTGCGCCCCAGAGTCGAATCCCAGCATCTCGGCAGCGGCTTCCGCGTCCATGCCCCCCTCTTCCACCACCGGGAGGCCCCGGACATCGCCGAACTGGTCTTGCACCGCTTGCCGGTTAAGCTTGATCGCATTGCCCGGATCGGTGAGCGCAGCAATGGCCTTCATGTCAGGCCGGGAATCCACGCCCGCTTCGACATCCGCCCTCGCCAGGGCCTTCTCTTCCTTGTATGCCGCCTTCTGCTCACGCACCAGATCGGCCATCACCTCGCCCTGCAGCCGGTCCCGGCCCTCTTCCATGGCCCCAGCCTTGGCCTTCTGGTAGATCTCAAACTCCTTCTCGCTTACCCCCATGTCCTTAGCCGTGGCGAAGGTTTCCACCTGGGGCCGGTGCGCCTCGATCTCCGCATCCGTGGCCATCAACCGATCAAAGACAGAGCGCACGTCATCGTTGATGCGAACGCCGATCTTGTCCATCTGCTTGTAGACCAGCATCAGCCAGGACTTGAACCGCTGAAACATGGGCTTGAGCTTCTCGCTGGGGGCCTTGCCCTCCATCAGATACCGCTCCATCTGCCCCGCGAACTGCTCATGGTGCTCGGTCGTTATGGCCTCCCGCGAATCGACGCCGAAGGACTTGAGCGTATCCGCCCACATGCCCTTGACGCGCTCGGAGGCTTCGGGACGCTCGGCAAGATCGCCCATGACCTCCAGGAAGTAATGCCCGGATTCGTGCAGGAAGGTGCTTAGATCCCTACCCTCCAATAGCCCGATATGGAACTGCCGGTCGGGAGTGACCTGAATGAACCCGCGCTTGTCGTTGAGGATGTCACCGGCCTGAAGTTCCTTGACGGCGGAATCGAAGGTGCTGAACTCTGCCTCTTCCGCAAGATGCGCGTCCATCTTAGCCTTGTCCATGCTGGCCTGGGTGTTCTGGCCTGCCCGCTTCGCACGGGCCGCACGCGCTTCCTTGTCGGATGCGTAACGGCCACCGCCGCGCTGAAAGAACTCCTGGACTGTCCCACCCATGGCCTTCAGCCGATCCAGCGCTAGATCCGTGAGCGACTTCTTCCCTTCACCCGAGCGAACGCCGGACACCTCAAGCGGGAACATCTGGTCCATCTGCTCAACCGTCAGCCCCTCAGAGCCAGCCAGTACGTTGAACACCTGGGCGTGGAACCGCGCTTGCTCAGCCGCAGCATCAGGAGCGAAGCCAGCCGCTTCAAGCTGAGCTTGCCGCTTGGTCTGGAACTGTTCCACAGCAGGGACAGGGAGCGCGTCGATCTCGGCTTGAACCTGAAGCCCTTGCGCGTCCTCCGTGGTCTTCGCCGCTTCGTCCTCTGCCAGCTTCCCGGCTTCCGTCTCCTCGCGCATAGTGGAATCGCCGGGGTTCAGCCGGATGTCCTGGGCCAGCTTGCCGTGGAGATCTGTGGCCGCGATCTGGGCAGCGTAGGCCCCCACGGGAATGACCACATCCGTGCCCGCTTCCATGGCTTCCTGGAGGTTCGACACCCCGAGGGATTGCGCCAGTTCGGCAGGGTCAAGGCCCGCATCCGTGACCGTCTGGAAATAGCGATCGGCTGGAATCAGCAGGTTCTCCTGATCCCCAGCCATCTCCTGAACGGCTTCCTGGAACTTGTCAGAGGCCCGCTGGTTGAGCTTGGAGGACTTGGCGATGTCTGCAAGTTCCTGGACGAACTCTTGCGTATTGGCACCATGGGCAGCAGCGCCACCCGCGCCACCCATCGCCGCCCCGCCCACGAAGTTCATGACCGCATTGCCAGCGGCTTCCTGGATCGTCTTGTCCGGGTTGTAGGTGATCCACTCAGACAGATCCTCGCCCACCCCGTTCAAGACTTCCTGCGTGCCCTCCTTCGCGCCCGTGGTCGTGGCAGACCAGAGCCGCCCCGCGATCTTCTGGACGATGGACTTGCCACCCGGCAGGACCGCCACGCGATGCAGCAGATCCTCCATGATCTTCGCTTCCATCGGAGCGCCAGCCGCGGCCGAGAACACCCCAGCCAGGAGAGCACCAGGAGCTACCTTCACCCGCGCCTGTTCGGGGTCCATGCCCTGGGCCACGAACTGATCCACCGCGTTGTTGTATTGCCCGGAGACGGTTCGGCCTACCTCCATTATTCCAGCGGGGCTCTTGGCATACTGGCCCACCTTGGCAACTAGTCCAGCCAACTTCCCAGCCTTGGGAGCCAGAGCCGCACTACCAAGCCCGCCCGTCATGCCGGTCACGGCCATCTGGGCAGCGAAGGCCGGGGCCTCCTGCATGAACATCTTGGAAATGTTTTCCAATCCCTCGGGGGTCGCGGGGTTCACGGCCTGCATGTTCATGAACGTCTGCCCCGTCTTGGGATCGCTCACGAGGATGCCGCTGGTCTGCCGGTCGGATTGCTTCAGCGCCTTCTCGCCAGCCCTGCCGAACTGCCCCAGCCAGTAGCCAGGGCTCACGGGCGAGAACGTGTCGATGAACTTCTTGGCAGCACCGGGACCGAATGCTCGCCCGATGGTCGCGTAGGTCGTGGCTTCCGCTACGTCCTGGGGAGCAGAGATCAACTGATCCACACCCCGCACCAGGGAGGTAGCGAGGCCCGTCACGACGCCCGTGCCGCGCCGGTAATTCTCAGCCCTCACCTTGTCGGATTCAACCCGCTTGGCCCGGTCGAACGCCGATTCAATGCTACCCAACGTATCCAGCTCATCATAGACCAGTCCAATATTGTGACGGTCTTTGGACACCCAGCCTTGCGCCCTGGGGCCTAGGTTCTGGAGCTTCTGCTGAGTCGTCGCCAGCTTGTCGTCCTGCTCAAATCCTGGCCGCAGTTTGGGGTCGAGCGCGAATTCGGTGGGAACTCCCACCCGCTTACCCAGTGCCATCGCGCCAGCCAGTTCGTCCGGGTTCTGCTGCACACCCGTGAAGGCGAGCTGATTCAGCGGGTCCGGGGCCTCCGCATCGACCCTGGCCGCGATCTCATCGAAGACTCCCATTACTGCCCCTTCGGGAAAAGTTCCTGCTCAAGCGCCACAATCTCATCCGGCGTAAGGTCCGCGAGACTCACAGCCTGCTTGCGGTTGGATCTTCGGCTCATCTCTTCGAGATAAGAAACGATTCCGCCCATGTGATCGGGGGGGATGGCTGCAACGATATTGCTTACGTTCTCCACCTGGAACCTCTTCGACTTCTTGACTATATCACCACCAAGGAATCCCTTGTCCCGCGTGATGACATCTGAGAGCCAATACCGGGCGATCTCTTTCTTGCGCTCCGGTGCGAGTTCCTGGTTGGGGTGCTGCTTGTTGGCCCCCTGTTCCTGTGCGATCTGGGCTTCAATCTTGGACTTGGCATCCAGGAGCTTAGGCGCATCGCCCTGGCTCTTCGGCCTGAACCCCGCCTTGGTCGCCAGATCGTTGAACGTGTCCGCGTCAATCTGAAACGATTCCGGCCCGCGCTTCTCCATAGCCTGCTTCATGGTTACCAGCTTACTTACACCATCAGAGCCCAGTTCTGGGAGCTTGTTGATGAGCTGGTCAGGGGTCATCTTCCAGACCGCGTTGGGGTTCAACTGGTAGCGCAGCAGGGCCGCTTGCTGGCTCTCCTTCTTGGCTTCCCGCGCCGCGGTCCGGTCCTCAGCGTCGCCCTTGTACATCTTGGTCACAGATTCCGTGAGCTTTGCCTTGTCCGTATCGTCCATGTTCGGTAGCGCCCGGATGGCCTTGAAGATGACCGCAGGGGCCTTCCTGTCCATGGTCATGCGATAGATGGATGCTTCGTCCTGATCCACGAGGGCCTTCTTCTGCTCCTTGTAGACGCCGAAACTGTGATCGAACTCGGACAGGGCCTTGTCCCGCAGATCCTTATTGTTCCCGGCCTGTTTGTCGATCAGTTCGTAACCCTTGGTCCGGTCCAGGCCGGCAGAGCGGGCAGCATCCAGGGCCGAGCGGGCAAGGTCCACAGATGCGCTATCTACGGAAGCACCCGTGAGAATCTTCTGAGCCTTTTTGATCTGGTCCGCGCTCATATCGTTGGCGTGGTTTTCCAAGTAGGTCTTGGCATAGCCCAGACCACCCGCGTCGATGGCCGCACCGATCACACCCCCGTGAAACTGGTCCATGGCCTTCTGGCGCTGGACCTGGGCTTCCTCGGGGCTCCAGCCCAGGAGGAGCGCCTGGTCCTTCACGGCGCTATCAATCTGGACCTGATTCAGCGTCAGGGCCTGGAGATTGCCCAGGTTCGTCTTGGCCTGCTCATTCATCAGGGCCACGGTGGACTGGTTGACGTTCACCGCGTCAGCTTTCATCTCCTTGGTTTCGTGCGCGTAGAGATCCCCCTGGAGGCTCTGGCGAAGAATGGCCGCGCGCTGGCTGAACATGGTCTTCTGTGTGCCGCTCTTGAGGTTCGAGGCGACCCGCTCCATGTCCTTGTCGAACTCAACCAGATGGCGATCCGTGAAGGACTTCCCATCCTTGTCCGGCCTGACGTTCGCGCCAAGCTGCTGGCCGGCATCCGTCTTGATCTTCATGAGGCTGGCATTCAACTGGTTCAGTGAATCCTGGACCGGAACTTGCGCGGCCCAGTGCTGAACCTCCGAGACCTGCCCGAGAGCTTCACCGAATGCGCCCACCACAGACGGAGCCTGCACCGCAGTATTTTGCGCCACGAAGCCAGACATGGGCGCTTGCTGAACTTGCCTTCCTGGGGATACGGGGATTCGCATCAGTTCCACCATCCGTTTGTCGTGCCGGTCTTGTAGGTGCCCGCGATGAGGGAGCCTATGCCCTTGATGGTCCCGGACGTTCCCGCCGCACTCGCCGCACGCTTGTATTGCTTGGCCTGCTTGGATTCGGATTCAGACCGCTTCGTGTAGCCCCACGCCTCGCTCAGAGCGTTGTGCATGATCGTAGCCTCATCGGCTTGACTGTCCGCCTCCGTGTCGGCCAGGAGATCCGCGAAGGTGCCAGCACCCGCCACGACCCCGGAAGCTCCCATGGCCGCTTTCTGCTTGCCGAGCAGGGCACGCTTGCGCCGGTCGGCATCATCGGCTTGCTGAACCCCCAGGGCCTTGGCATCCGACGCCCGCTTGGCATCGAGAGCGGCATTCGTCTGGGCCGCATCCGCAGCGCCTTCCGCCTGCTTCTTGGCCTCCTGGCCTGCCTGATACGTGCCGTAAGCCGAAGCCGCCGTGGAAAGCAGATCGAGAATATCATCGAAGCCGAACACTATGAACCTCCCACGGAAACCTCAGGAATCAGGGCGAGAATCTGAACGGGCAGTGGGCTCGACTGGCGGATGAAGATGCGCCCGTTCTTGTCCCAGGTGCCAGGAGTGAACACCTCGGCAAGTCCCGTCTCCAGCGGCATCGGCTCGTCATAAACAAGCGTGGCGTGGCTCTGCTTCCATTCCTTTAGGTGCAGCGCGTCCGTCCCGATGAACAGGCCCCGCGTCGATTCGACTTGCACGCTCACCTTGGAAATCAGCTTCTTCTTGTCCCGGATCGTCTCCCCGCCATACACCGCAAGGTCAAGCGTCTCCAGGTCCGCCTCGATGGGCAGGCCAATATGGACGTAATACCCAGGCCGCTCAAGAACGACTTCCCCGCCGGAGACAACGCATTGAGGATGCTCATTGCCGTCCATGAACACCGCTACCGTCTCGCCTTCGAGGTGGTCCAGGCCGAACAGATTGACCCGTGCAAAGTTCCAGTCCGTGCGGGCTGTATTGCGGTAGGCCACAGGGATAGTCTTGTTCGGTACCGCCAGGGCAACCGTCCCGCTGCTCACCGTCTGGATTGTGAAGGAATACCTCGTCCAGTCGGATTCGACGAACACGATGGCATCGCCCACATCCCCAGCAACGAAGATCGAGGCCGAGGCTGTGAGAGTGACCGTCTCGGTCTGGTCCCACAGTGTCCCGCCAGAAGCCGTGATTGTGGTTGCCGTGGTGTTCCGGCCATCGTAGGAGAGGCCCGAATCCACGAAGAACGCATCGAGGATGTCGGTAATGACGCGGTTCTCCATGCGCTCGATGTATCGCTTGGTCGCGCCTCCGATAGTCCGATTGACGATCAGGTAAAGCGCATCCTCCATCCCCTCGGACACGACGCAGCAGGACTCAACCAGACCTTCACCAGTGTCGTGATGCGCCCAAGCAAAGACATCCTGTTCCTTCTGGTAGGTCAAAGAGAGCAGCAGCCCGTCATCCCGCACGGCCCAGATGATCCCAAACGGTGCTCGCTGATATGCCCAATCAGTTATAGAGTGCCCTTCGAGCAGATGCGAGGCCAGGATGCTTAGATCCGTGCCGGTGAACGAATCCGAGGCGTATTCATAGCCCAGATCCCGCACCACGCCGCCCTTGTCCTGCACATAGATGGCCTTGTTCCCGACTGTGAGAGGGGGCACGTCCGACGATCCAAGGTAACTCTGGGGCTTGGCCTGGACCACGGAGGGAGTTAGCACGCCGCCTGATTCGTTGCCGGTGATGGTCCAGTTTGAATCACTCGTCAGAGCAATCAGAGCCCCGCCTAGGGAGACCATGTGCCGGACCTGATTCACCTGCTTGCCTGCGAGGGGATAGGTCAGCGTGTCGTCATCCACGATCGGCGAGGACTTGCCGAAGTTCGTGAAGTCCGCAGTCTTGGACATCCAGACGGTCTGAGGCTGCTGGGGGGAACCCGCGAAGGCTTGCCGCTGCTGATGGTAGGTCACACAGCCGGGATACCCGTCCGTCTCGTTCCAAACGCCCTTGGCCCACTTGTAGGTGGAAATGGGAGTCCACCACGTAGGGCTGGAGGCGGGGGTATGGCCCGTGTTTGATCCGGCAAGGCTCACGTAAGCGATCAGCCCGTCATAGACCTGGGCCGCAGCCGCGTATGTCGTGCCAGCCGCATAGGCAGCAGGGCCAACCATCGCATCGGGGAGGCGGGTCACAGCGGTAGCCGTGACAGCCGTTGCACTCGTGTAGGCCGTGATGAGCGCGATTCCGAAGCCGGGATGCAGGAACATCCAATTGCACTTCCCATCGTTCCAGTTGTCCGTGTCGTTCGTGGGCCGGAGGGTGCCGGTGGTCGTCCCGGCGAGGTTCCGGTAATACTTCCCCTCTGCCCTGCGAATGTCATTCACGGCGACCGTGACCCCGGCCTCCCAACTCTGGCCGTAGTCCTTTTGCTCGAGGTAGAACAGCTTGCCAACGTCCGCAGCCGTGAAGATCCCGCTCGATGCCGTGAGGGTGATCCCCGTCCCGCTTGTGGTTGACGGGAAAACCGACACACTGGTATCCGTATTCACTTCAGCGAAGGGGCCGAACTCGAAGGTGATGGGCTCAACCGTCCAGGTGTCGTGAGCGGTCCTGCTGATATTCGTGGGCTGATAGTCCACATGGCAGAGCGTTAGCACATCCGCGCTCTGCGTGGTCTTCAGGATGGGGAGGTCACCTTCCAGCCATTCAGTCGGAAACTCGCAGATGTCATCCGTGAGCGCATACCAGTCACCCGCCGCCAGATCGGTTGTGAAGGTGCCGGCCGTGTGCGCCTTGGCGCAGTAGTAGTTCACCCCGGCTTCCGCGACATGGTTGCCCACGGCATAGACGGTTCCAGTGCCCCAAGCCGCAGGAGTGGCAAGCAGCGTGACCCGTGCCCCATTGCGGAACACCCGCCCATATTCCTCGCCCATCTCCAGGACATAGGCTTGATCCGTCGAGAACTGGAACGGGATCAGCCGCGTGAACTTGCTCGAGTCCTTCACCTCTTCGACGAAGCGCGTTCCCGCCCGATTCTTCGCCCCACCGTAGGAAAGGGGGATGAAGTTCCGGCAGGTCCGCAGGCTCGTCAGATACCGGGCTAGGTCGATTCGCCCGTATAGGCTGGGGCTGATCTCACCGCCGGAGAGTGAGGGTTGAGAGAGAGCGGTCATGAGCGGAAAGCCTCAGTCTCGCCCACGGGCGCAGGCCCAGGGTTGCCCTCGTTCCGATCCACCGCCCAGGCTTGCGCGGCGAGGGCGTAGTAGGCTTGCAGGAGGTTGTTCGCCAGCTCCCCATGGGCCAGTGGCATGGCACAGCGAGAGCCGATGAGGTTAGCCAGAGCCGTGACGCACATCGGGTCAAGCATCGTCGTGTCAGTGATGCGGGTCGTGTAGATGACTTCCGCCAGGGCCATGTCCGTGAAGATCACCCGGGATCCCAGGTAATTCCCGATCTCATAAGGCACGGACTGTGAGAGGATCGGATTCCTTGCCGCCGTGGTGGTCAGTTCGAGGATCCGCAGGCAGTCTGAAGGGTAGGCATAGACATAGCCCCAGTTCGTGACGAGATCCGAGCCGATAAGCGCAAGCGAGGCCCTGGACGTGGACCATCTGAACGGGAACTCCCGCAGGAAGTGATCCCGCGCCGCAGGGTAATGGATCGCGCAGACATCGGCCTGGGTTGATCCATCCGATGGGTCGATGCTCGAAATGAACTGAGTGATACCCAGTTCGGATAGCGCCATGTTGCAGATATCTACCGGCGAGGCCATACACTACTCCGCTTTGGGCTTCTCTTCTTCGGGAGGGACTTCCTTGGGATGCAAGGCCCTGGGCTTCGGGGGGTCGTCTTCCTTGTGCCGCTTGGAGGCAGCCATGGCCCTACTCCACAGAGAAGGCGATGAGCCAGCCCGTGTTTCCGGCGTTCGAGTTCGTGACCTGAACCACGCGGATGCCCTGGTTCTGGCGCAGGAGGATGCCACGCGCCTTGATCATGCCAACGTCGATCAACGGAGGCGGAACCAGTTCCAGCCCCCCCTGAGAGGCAATCTGGATCGCAGCCGCGTTCGTCTCCTCAGACGAGAGGGAATAGTTGAACAGCGTCACGCCAGCATCAGCCCCACCCGTGGGCTTGGAACGGCAAGTTACCCCGGCAGGGAGCGCGGTCTGAGAGAGATCAGGCAGCCATGCAGTTTGCGCGGTCCCGGCTGTCCCGATGGCCGTGGTCCGTCCCAAGTACCAGTCGAACACGACCCCAACGACAGCCGTAGTGATGTTCGGGATCTGGCGGATGGAGAGAACCCGAATCAGCTTGGACGCATCTGCGTTGAACAGATCCCAGTGAACCGTGTTAGCTCCCGCCACATGGACCTGTGAGGCGATGTTATAGAGAAAGACATCTTTCGAGCCGACGATGTGGCCCGTGTCCTCTGCAAGCATGACGGTGTGCTTGACGTTGTTCAGCATGGCGGCTCCTAGATCACGTTCTTGTCAGAGGGGCGATCCTTCTCGGGCTGGGTGCCGCTGATCCGGTGAACCGGCTGGGTCGCGTGCTCCAGCAGCGTCATGGGCTCTTGCTTGGCAGGAGCGGGCTGCTCGTCTCCCGGCTGGTAATCCTTGAACCAGTCGGCGGCATCGTTGTCCTCCACGAAGAACCGCTTGCCGGGACGAAT